TATCAACTCTAGGATCTCTCCGTCTTTTGAGTTAAGTATCACAAAATCATCTTCAGAATCATCAAACAATCTCACACCATTCTCATCGCAAAGAACCATTTGAACGGTTCGTACAATCGAATCCATGAAATTATCTTCATCCAATCCGACACTCTTTCCCTCAATCTTGGTTGTCGATTTCATCAGCTGGACTCGTTCTCCTGCCGACATTTTTTTGATGTAGACAAAATCGTCCCATGCTTTGATTTCAACCTTTTTAACAACTGGCTTGCGGTCTAAAAATGCTTGCTTTGTCAACATACGATTACGCCCTTCCTACTGCTCCAGAAATTTGCCATGATGCCGACCAAGTTACTGCACCAGACGAAGACGAACTTACTTGATAAGATGTGCAAATAGCTTCTCCGCTGTACGTTACAGTACCACCGCCCGGAACATAACTAAACGTGCCTGTTTTACCAACAATTCCTGCCAGTACCGCGTCGCAGGTCGCGTCAAATCCACCAGATGCACTGATCGTGCCACTAAGCAAACCAGCAACAAACGATTTACTTGTTGCTCCAAATCCGCTAACTTCAGCAGTGTCTGCGCTTAAACCTGGGAAATCAACATTGTCGCAAAATGTGCTAATGTCTACCGGTGTTCCGGCTGAATTGTCAATTGAAAATGTCGTACCCTTCCCGTGTAATTTAGCCATGTATTATCCTCCTCATGTCCCTAACGGCGGTGCCACTCGATGTAGTGATATTTGCATCGTGATTGATTCTCCACCATCCAATGTGTATGTTGCCCGTGTGTATTGATTTATCGTTCCTGTGATTGCTTTTCTTTCTGCTTTGATGCTTGATACATCCGTAAACGATACCAAGTCAGTCCACGTAGAATTATTGGCTGAGTGTTCGATTTTGACTGCCACAGAACCAGTGACTGAAGTACATTGTATGTATGCAGATCCGTCTGTTGATGCACCACCATTGTCGTTAACTGTTCCTGATCCACTTGCTGTTTTTGTTGATAAAGGCAACAGTGAAACGATTCTTTCTGCGCAAATATTAGACTGACATGCTGCTGATATCCTTGCATTATCATCTTTGGTTGACATGACTTGATGTGTATTATTGATTCCATCAAGTCCATAACCTGTTTTTGTTATTGCGTCACCATCGGGGTATAGACACCAAATCGAGTTTGTCGCAATTGCATCAGATAAAATATCGTCTGCATCCTGTGCCGTGTCGCTAAAGAATCCATCTACCGACATGGTTGACGTTAGGATTCCACCATTGAACGATTTTGCAGTATCCTGAAACGCTGATTTTTCTGCCGTATCTGCCGACATCTGTATATCAAAAGAGTCAAACTCATTCGATAGATTCCGACCGTTCACGTATACTTTTGAATTTTTCCCGTGTATAGCCATGATTAGACCTCCTGATACCAGATTTGAAATTCTTGATGACAAACAAACGTTTCGGTTGCTGAGTCGTAGTCATCCATTTCATTTTCCATGATCACCGCATTGACAACCACGCCACCTGATCCGCCCATTGTTCCAGAATAGTTTTGCAATGCCTTGCGTAACTGATAAGCAACCGCCTGTGTATGTGCATATCCTTTTTTTGTCGTATTTGTGACCGCCCATGTACTGATTTGAAACATTGCCATCGTCAGCGCGGCATCTTGTCGAAATGCATGTTCGCGCGATGTGCTGATTTTTTGAAGAGATACTGCCGGCATTACGCAATTCTGAGGGATTACGATGGGATATATCCGCGTTGATACGAGCGCCGTGAGTCCTGCATATGACGATAAGTAGGTATATAACGCCTCATCTATATTCATCAAATCACCTCTTTGCAAGACAATAAAATCCATTCAAACTTTTCATTTACATTATTTGGCGGGCTGATTATTTGAAAATATCGACTACCATACTTCACGCGCATGAGTGATGTGATACCAGGCATATATCTAAACCTAAAAACACATTGCGTTTCTGCGTTTAGTTTTTGTGCCGCGTAATATTCACGCCCACCAGTTGTGATCATTGATGCAAATATACCAGTTAACCCGGTAACGTTTGCCCACGTCCCACCAACTTGTCCGTAGCCATCAGCACTTCCAGTTTCTTGTTGAATATCGATTTGCAGATTCATCACGTCACCGCCTTCGCATAATCAGCAGCAGACGAAAGAAATGTCTTTAAATCCAAATATGATTTTTGGAATTTATCAACGTCTGGATTGTCATACCCGTAGTTGGCTTTGCAATACAAAGAGATGGCTCTTTTTGTTAATGCGTCCGTATCAACAACAGATATACCAGACAATCCGAGATCTGCTTTTGCAGATAAAATCAAATCTGATATTTCGGTATCTGTGGCTGTTCCACTTATTCTCAAAGCCAATTTGACATCATCAATAAGAGCCATTCTTTCACCTTCCTTTTGGTTTTATTACACAATCAGATATACATCAACATCACTTCCGTTGAGTGCCTGAGTAGGATCAATGAAGTTTTTGCAAAGGTCCGTTGTGCTGGTACCCATCGACGCGACAGTGGTAAGCGTATTATTGTTGTAAATCGCTAATACTGTATTTCGTGCCAATTTATACGGGATTCCAAATTTGTCAGCGGTTCCAACTGCGATTGTATCTCCTGCACCTCCGCGAGCCGGAAAGACAATGCTTGTAATGTATGAAAATGCTTTTGTTCCGGTAACCGTTGCCGCACCAGTGCTGACAATAGTTTCTGTTATAGTTTCACCGGCTAAGTTTTTACCAGTTATAACGACATCACCAACTGCTGTTGCAGCATTACCTGTTATCGTTAATACTCGTGCACACTCTGGTTCTTTTGCGAGTGCGGCCGCTAATTTTGTCGTTGTTGCTCCGTCTGCAAGAGTTACAGCAGCTATAATATATGAAGTTGTTGCTGTAGGTGCATTTGCACCATCAATGTGATACAAAGCAATAAAACCACGATCCAAAACAATACTCGCAGCATCTGTTTTGATTGTTTGCCCCATTTTAGGATTAAAAGGATTCATAAATTGTACCTCCATAGGATTTTATTTTTGATTTAAAATAGAGGGCCATTTCTGACCCTCTTGAGTGATTACGCGCCCTTCTTAACCAACACAACGCCATTAGGATCAACAAGTTTTCCGTCGCAGATAAGCAACGCTTTATCAACCCACTGATTTAGGTCATGATCCAACCAACGATAAAGCTGCATCTGAAGATTGCTATTAATCGCATAATCGGTAAGTTTGATGAAGGCTGCCACAACATCGCCATTGGCGGCGGCTTCATATGCACCCATGACGTCATCTTCAACGAGGATAACTTCTTTTCCACCGAAACGTTCAGCAGGCCCATCGACAAGACCATAGTTGACACGTGCAATAGGTTGACCGTTAGCGTCTACCATACCGTCAATGTAACCATCCCATGTACCGGCTGCCATTACCCAAGCACCGCCAGCGCGATAAGCAAGAGGAATCTTTGCAAATACTTTTTTCTTCCAACCTTCCCATGTAACAAAATCAGCTGCAGCAAGTGTTATGATTTGTCCAGCAGGCACGCGAGGATCAACAGTAAATCCAAGAGGTTCAGTTGTTCCCGCACCTTTTGCAATTGCGATATCCAAAGCCTTTGTCATCGCTTCGACAACAAGATCGATGATTAACGACTCAAACATAGGAAGAGAAACGGTTTCTGCAAGCAACGAAACAGCCACTTTGCATTCAAGTCCAATGTATGAAAACGAAACGCTTGTGGATGCTGTGATTGCTTTGCGGTCTGAAGGTGTTGCTTGTGTAATCCATGTTGCTGTTGGCTTCACAGATGCAATCGGAATATTCACTCCGCCCTTTACGTTCAATTTTCTGACTTTTGCAAATAGATTCCCGTATGCGGTCATTTTCTTAACGATTTCGTTCATGATTGTCGTGGGAATCATGGCCGCCGCGGTTGTTGTGTCTGTGTATGCGTCAATACGCTTTTCAATCTGTGCGCCGGTTTTGCAGAAATTCATAAAAGATTCACGATATTCTACCGTGTCATATGGATCTACTGCAGTTGCTGATCTTCCAGTTTTAGGAATTGGATTTCCTTGTCCTGCCATGATTCCTGCAGCAATAGCCTGACGTTTTTCACGTCCGTCAATTTCGGCTTGTTCGGCTTTCAATGCTCTTACTTCTGTCTCAAGTGCTGATACGTCACAGGCTTCAGTTCCGGAAAGGATTGTCTTGATCTCTGCAAGACGTTTTTCAATTTCGCTTTTTCTCATTGTTTTTCTCCCTTTCAAATTTAGATTTCAGTTAACAAAATAAGTCTTCGTCTGCGCTCGTCCACGGCTGCCGCCTTTTCCCTCTCAAACTTATCCAAGTCAAGAATCGAACGGGTGCTGATCGATGTTGTATCGTAAGCCGGAATGTCCACGGCTGAAACGTCATAAACTTTCTTGATTTTTCTTACCGTTCTCATATGATTTGTGGTATCATAAGCGTCTTCCTGGACGGTGTACGCATAACTCATCCGGTCGATATATCCGCCTTGAATTTCTTCGTATAACCTGCGCCCCTCCTCAGTTCCGTCCAATCGAGCGCGAATCCTGAGTCCGTCTTTTTCAACCATTAGCTGTAAGGTTTTGTTTCTTGTTCGCGCCATTACCTTCCCGCCGTGATTGTAATTAAAAATTACATCCGTCATATCAGCCTCATTGAAAGCGCGGTCATCAACTTGTTCTTTGTACTCGATTCCGTCATACTCAAATAAAACAGTAGGCTGATTAAAAGAAGCGGCGATTCCTTCGACTATTAATTCGCCTGAATCATCCGCTTTTGCTCTTAATTCGAAATTGATAAAATTTCGAAAATCTCTTCCTTTTTTCATTAATGATTCAATCTTTTCAAGTTGGTTTATTTCCATCGTTCCCCTCCTTCGGTTTTTGATTATCTACAGTAGCTGTATCAAGCCGGCGTATTGGTTTTTCTCCACCTTCGATAGGACCCAAGTTAAGCACTGTTCTCCATTCGTTCGGTGTCATCGCACCACGGTCTACCATGGCAACAAGACCAAGTTTTGTTCCCATGCTTGCGTATTGCAAATTGCTTGATTCAAATACAATCCGGTTACCGGAAGCACGTTCTCGGACACTAAAAAACGCGCTTGTAAACGCGTTTGAAAGCTGTATCGCCATTGGTTCAATTTCTGATTCGTAAAACGCATTGAATTGATCTTCGTCGTATTTGTTTTGAACAATCGCATCATTTACACCGAAATAGCTGTAAAGACGCTGTACTGTTTTATCCATCTGTGCTGCATTTGGTACGAAGTTTTCATTTTTTACCTGTTCCAAATCATACCGAGGATCAACTGCAGCGGCACCTCCGGTATTTGAGATTGACAAATACTTGTCTGTAAAGTTTTTCAACTGGATTTCTACGTCTGTCGGCTGAAGCACTTGCTTAAATTTCATGAGCCATTTAATAACTGCTGATGTCCTTACCGCATTAACAACACCTTGGTCAGTTGTTGTGATTATTTCCATAAGGCTTGAAATTGCAGGATATCCGCTTTCGCCATACATATCATTTGCATAAAAATCTTTTCGAAGATGGATAATATCAGCATAATGTATCACAACAAATTTACCGGTATTGAATCGGAACTTCACATAAACATCTTCATCCTGTTCAATCATTTCAACCGATGTTGCAGGAATTGGATATACCTCAAGTGGGTATCCATTATCATCTCGCTTAATATATGCAAATGCGTTATGATCCAGTTCTCTCATAAAGGTCATCTTTATTAAAAAATCCTGCATACTCATAAACGGATTAGGGGTTTGCAGGATATTCCTTATATATGGCACCTTGTTGATTTTCATTGATTCACCGGATCCGGTAATGTGTTTTGCATTTAACTTTCCAACCGCGTTTGCTTTTGGTCTGATTGCCGCTCGAACAATATCATTTGCAAATAAATTCCCATTCCACGGAACAAATGAACTATCCGATGTGCTGATAAGTTCATACCGTTTTCCATTTGTTGCGACAGTTTTTTTCCCAAACATTCGGTCAAATAGGTTTCGTTTTTCCAACTCACCACCACCTCATATCATATTTAGATAGTCATTTCGTTTTTCTTCAAGGATTACAAATGCATCCAATAAAGCCGCGAACCCGTCAATTCTTTTTATACGGCTGCTACCTTTTGCTGGCTGGATTGTTTGATTTTTCATGTCCATATCTACAGCAACGTTACAAAAATTCCATTTATCAATCGGATTATTGTTGTAAATTACTTTATGAGCATCAAATAAAGTTCCTAAGTTTTTCATAGGTCCATTCAGAGTTTGTTTGCCTTGGCGCACCGGAATCATAGCTTCTTTTCCAAAATATCCTTGCATTTCCTCAACCCAATATTTCGCAGACCATCCATCGAATCCAATCCACGGAAGATATATGTTAAATTCGCGCTGAACTTCTAAAAACCATTCAGTTACATTTTTGGGTTGTATACTGTTTCCTTCACAAAGTCTAAGATATCCAGCTTTTTCCCAAACGTCATATGGTATTCTGTCTTCTTTTACTTTTCGCTCAAGTAGATCACGTGCTATCCAATACATGCTGATACAATAAATTTTGTCATCGCCTGGCATCATGAATACAACCTTGGCTGCCGTTAAGTCGGTCGTGTCCGAAAGGTCAACGCCGCCAATCCCGTATTTTGGTTTTAAAATATTGATGTCGAACTTTGTTTCATTGTTAACTTGCTCAAACGTCATCCATGCATCGTTGCTGTTTTCCCTGACGTTAAAGTCTTTGCATAAAAGGTTTGCAACATCAGTCGGACGCTTCTTTGCACGCTCAACTTTTTCACGAAGTTTGTCAAAATCTTTAATTGTTCCAAGTCCCGGATTTGCTTTTTGCCATGTCGCTTCATTTGTCCACTCTGATCGGTTGTCAAGTTCGTAGACAAAAGCGATAAGTTGTTCATCCTTGAAATCGCTGTCAATATCGCTATATCCGTCGATTATTTTACAAGCGTATTCATACTCCAAATCAAAAATGTTTTCACGCAACGTTCCCATTGTGGTTGTTTCAAGAAATAACGGTTGCTCGCGCGTGCTCATTCCGTCAAACATTACATCCACTAGGTTTTTATCTTTAATAGCGTGTAACTCATCAACACAAACGCACGAAGGATTTAACCCGTCCAACGTGTCAGAGTCTGATCCGAGTGGCTTGAAAGTTCCTTCACCATCCGCAAATCTAATTTCACCAACCAAACATTTCAATCGTTTACTGAGTGCCGGTGATTTTTTTATCATCCGTTGCGCTTCTAGCCAGATGATTTTCGATTGATCTTTTTTAGTTGCAAGACTGTAAACCTCTGCCCCACCCTCTCCGTCCTTGGTCAGCATATAGAGCGCAATACATGAGGCGATGAGCGACTTCCCATTTTTACGAGCGACAAACAAAATGGCTTTTGTGTATTTTCTCTTTCCTGTTTCTTTGCTGATAAACCCAAACACTGCTTGCATCATGGCTTTTTCCCATAATTCAAGCAATACAGGTTTACCGGCCCATTTACCTTTTGAGTGTTTGCAATATTTCTCAGTAAAAACAATTGGACGCATGGCTCGATCTAAATCAAATTCATACGCCCAATCATCCGGAGCATTTAAAATATCTCTTGCCAGTTTTTTATAAAGAGCCCTGACACGCTTGCTTACGACAACCCTACCGGTTTGAATTTCATCCCAATACAGCAAGATATAATTTTGAGGTTCCCATTTTTTCGAATGATTCGGTTTGCCGGGCAATGATTTAGAAGTCGTCAAAATCATCACCCTTTTCTTTGACGGGTAATTGCTTCGGCAATAAATCAGATAACTGTTTCATCACTTGGCAATGATTCTTTGTCATCGAAATATGGATTTCAACCTCTGGTGATTTTTTTGTGCCGTATTGATTTTCACCGTTTTGATATTCACTGGTAACTCCATGAATATTGATGTAGTCTTGAAGATCCTCGAGAGTGATTGACATGAAAGCAGCATTTTGAATTAGCGACTTTACAACCTTTAACGCATCTACTCCTATGTTTGTGTATAATCCGTTAAGTCTCCGAATCTCCCGCTTTTGTCTGTCTTCTTTCGATAATTTTTTTTGTGCCGGCATACCAATCACACCTCCTTTTACTACACCCCTTCTGCCCGCGACCCATTTGTTACGTTGTAGTTCGCACCCGTCTATT